TCAGCTCCAGCGCTATCATATAGTTTCATATTATATGGGTCGATACTGGTGTAGGAGCCGTCGGTGATGACAGAACCAGAAGGCATAATAAGATTTCTCAAATTTGAGCCGTCTAAAAAAAGATTTCCTCCCATATATATATCGGCAGTCATACGAGTCCAACTAAACATAGCATTTGAATTTTGTCCTGAGCCCTCCCAATCTATGAATACAGCCTCCCCATTTTTATCATAAAGTTTCCTATTATACGGATCTATGCTGGTGTAGGAGCCATCTTTAATTAACGCTCCAGAACCCATAACAATATCATCGGCATAAATCGTCTGGATTGTGGTATCAATATCCTTTGTAAAGTGCCACCTTGAGTCCCCGCTGTTGTAATAGAGATATGCGTTCACATTATCAGCCAAAGAGATTAACGCATTATCGGAAGCATCGGTTAAAGCTCTTGTTGATGGAAGGAACCACCCGTCTCCGCTACTATCTTGGAGTTCTGAATAGAATCTTGCTTGACCTGTGGTTTGAATAGAAAGCCCTATGTTAGTTCCAGAACCATTCCAGTCAAAAGTGCAAGTTGCATTACTATTAAGAAGCTGTCTGTTAAACGGGTCTATACTGGTGGCGGAGCCGTCGGTAATAGTATAACTTCCGGAAGTAAATTTCATATTAGCTGAACCCATGTCTAAGGTATGTAGCGGTGTTACATCACCATTATAATCCCAGTCTAAAGTAGGAAGTCCTGAGCTGTCGTATAAGTATCTGTTGTATGGGTCTATGCTGGTGTTGGAGCCATCTTTAATCTTACTCCCACTTTCAAATCTTAATTCTCCACCCTGCATGTTCAAATACTTGTCTGATGGTATTTTGAGAGCACTACTATCGTAGAAAAACATTAATCCGCTAGAAGAATAAAAATTAACATACCCGCTTTCATCGGCAGCGTAGAAACCAGATGTTCCCCAATAAAGTTTCCCTGCGTCCAGATACAGATTCCCGCCGCCAGAACCTGTTCCATCTTTAAGATAAATATGCTGTCCGTTTGCGGCAAATGGGTCGGATACCAATTTAACTCCGAGATTAGCGTCGAGTTGGAGCATTTCCCATGAACCGCCAGAAACACTATCTGAAGAATACAAACTCATTACGCCATTGGCTCCTGCGGATATGTAGGCATTACCAGATGAACCTATAGTTAAGTATCCACTACTCCAACCTGCTGTCTCATTGCCTGAAGAATCGTGGAGGGTTCTGCCATACGGATCTATACTAGTGTAGGAGTTCCCGACAATTACATCGCCAGAGGCGTTAAAATCAATGTCATACCCGCCAGTAGTATTCCCAAGAGCGAGGGTCTGGGCGAGGGTTTCACCACCACCACCGCCTCCACCGACTTCTGATTCAACCCCTGCCGAAGTAAGTTTGTATAACTTATCGTCTGACTTGAAGTATATCTTATTGTGATTAGCGGCAGGGTTAGCAGGTGTAGTAATCTGCAAGAAGTCAACTGCTGTCGGGTCAATCTCTCCATCCACCGTCAGCTTACCTGCGAAATATCCATCCTTGAACTTATGAGTGCTATCACCCAAGTCAATATCGTTGTTCGTGGTCGGGGCCAACTTCCCATCAGTTAAAGTAATCTGCTCTGTTGCACCAATATTGAAATCTATTCCGTTTGTCCCGCCTCGCAAAAGAAGGCTGTCCGTTGCCGTAGTCGCATCGCTCTGTATGCTGAATATCGTGCCTGAATGTAATATCTGCCCATCCTGCCCAGCCCCGAATGAAAGACAACCTGCCGCACCAGAGGTTCCATCAACTAAAATCTGAATTTCACCGTCCGAGACTATCTTCAGCCTTTCCGTGCCTGTGGTAGTCGTAGTATCTGCGGCTGTGTAAAAGGACATTTGAGTAGCCGTATTAAATAGAGCTGAACCGCCACCAAAAGATACACTATTTGCTGTGCTGCTACTTGTCGCAAGAAATATCCCGACTGGTTCTTCAGCGTTAGTGTAGTGGTAAGCACCCACTCTTGCTGATTTATTTGTTGCGTTAGTACGGGTTACTGCTACGTTGTTATCCGCCCCAACAACTATGCTCATTACGCCAGAAGCCACATCTAACATCGCTGAATTGGAAGGGGCTGTCGTGCCTATGCCTACAAGACCCGCATTGGTAATCCTTACTCGTTCTGCTCTTGTTGTGGACAAGTTCGGGGTTGTTTCAAAGGTGATATAAGTTCCTGTTGCTCCAGCGTTAAATGTTTCTGCGGCTAATATGCCTATGACCCCATTAGAAGAAGATGGGAATGCTGCCCCCGTATATCCCCTTCCAAAAATAGCCGATATATAATCCCCCGATTGAACTACTGCGGGACTGGCGATTGTTCCTCTTGCTCTTCTCCCAACCGTGCCTCCTGAATAATTTGTGTTTGAATATACATCAGAATAAATGGCGACCTCATCTTGCTTAACAACATGAAGCGAACTGGTTGGACTCGTCGTTCCTATTCCAACATTGCCATCTTTTATAGTTAAAGTATCTGCCGCACCATAAGTTGAAAATGTCATTCTTGCGGTAGAACCTTCATCCATTGTATAGATTCTGCCTACTTCTGTTGAAGTGCTCTCAACGAACTTTATCTGTATGCCTGCCCCAGTGCTTGAACCTGAAGTGCGAAGTCTTAAAAATTCTTTATCAGTATTACCTGCGGCATTATAGATTTCCAATGGAGTGGAAGGACTTGTTGTTCCTATGCCAACATTGCCTGACCCAAGAATAGTCATTAATTCTGTTGCATAGTTCTTAAATTGGAAAACAGGTTCAGTAGAACTGAGTGCTTGAGCGGCAGTTCCACTTTTCTTTGCCCCAGCAAAAACAAGGGCGGGGGCTGTAACTGTAGTATCGCCAACTGTGCCTCTAAAGTAAAATGCAGTTGCATTAGAGTCGCTCAATCCATCAATTCTTAGACCGCCTGCTGTTCCATTATAAGGGAGCACCCCACCATAAACATTTGTAGGGTAGAGGTCCGTCATACCGTGAGCAACATCAGCATCGGAGAGATAAAAACTCCCGTCCTTCAATTCCAATTTTTCTTGTGGACTTGTCGTTCCTACACCGACAAAACCAGCATTAGTAATTCTCATTCTTTCGGCAGGGGTTATAGAACCGTCGGGAGTTGTAAGGAAAGTTAGATTTCCCGGCATATCACTTGAGCCAGGTGTAGCATCTACTTGGCTTAATATTCTTGCTCCGTTTACTCGGGAAGTTCCACTCCAGCCTTGAAAGTTAATAGCCCCAAGTGTATCTCCGCTTGATACTATCGTAGGAGACGCTATTGTTCCTCTTGCCTTCAAAAGATTGAGTGCGGGAGCAGTAGCACCAGTATCAGATGCGGCAATAATTCTTTGAACTGTTGAAGAGTCGGTAGCAATATCAAGCGAGTCCGAAGTAGGAGCAAGAGAAACACTTGGCGAACCACTTGTTATGGTCACCTTTTTGTTCGTCGTATCAAAGATTACAAAATCTGTTCCGTCCGCTTGGGCGATATTGATTGCAGTAGTGGAATTTGCGGAGGGACGGATGTCGTTTCCCGCAGTGAGATTAAGATTGCCCGTCATCGTGTTATCGCCGTTTAAGTGGAGAGAGAGCGGATCGGTTTCCGCTGATACAATGGTCAAATTATCTATTGTATCGAGCGCTTTTTGAACATCGGTGTCCGCTGGAGAAAGATTCCCGTTAAAATTAGTCGTGTCAGTTTCTATCTCCGCGGCGAGAGAATACACCGCCTGAGAATCCGCAAACGCAGGCTGACAAGAAATGAGAAGAAAAGGAATTGCAAGAATCCAGAGTTTTTTCATTTTAGACCTTTCCTCATGATCAAATGAAAATCGTTCTTGTAAAGAAACCGAGGAGAAAGATTCACGACCTGAGCAAGCGGCTCTCTCTCAAATCCGTTCTTAAAAAAAGAGTTTTTCATGTTTTCCAGCGAGTACATGGTCCTGTTCTCGATCCCCCAATGACCGAAGTCCTTGAACCCAGTCTCGATCGCGCTCCCGGCATCCGGGGCCATGACGAATACCACGCCTCCCGGCTTAACGAGTGCCGCGGCCTTCTCAATCGCTTTCTCAGGATCAGAAAAGGATCCAACGACATGATGAAGGATCACGAGGTCGTACATGTCATTAAACTCGAATTTCTCGAAATCCCCGGTGATATAATCGTTTTTGATGAGATCGATCCCGTCCGAAAGCCAACCGCGATCGCGCATATTAAGAATGTTTTCCGGGAACCCGAACCCGACATCGAGAGATTCCCGGCCGTAGGTCGCTTCCTCAATGATCGGCATGTAGACGCGCCTTGGATAATCAATGCGGTCCTGAAAGAACTTCGCTTCCCGGATCTTTGCGAGATATCCCGGCGTGAACCGTTTCTGGTCCACCGGGCGATCGTGATAGATCACCCCGCACCGGCAGAAGAAATAAACGAGGTCCGTCCCTTCCGGGCTCCGCATCGTGTACTTCTGCGCCGGGATCCTATTACAAATTCTGCATCTGGATAGCGTTTCCTGAGTGTTCACTTTTTACTCCGAATTTTGATTTTACGGTTTCGATCTTCTCTTTTACGAGGTCTGGCCGGATCCCTTTCGACATACAGACCGGGATAAGACTGAGCCGGTCCACGGGGCATTGAGTGGACGCTTTGTAAATAAGACGGAAGCACGGGGAGCATGGCGCGAGGTGCTCATCCGCTTGTAGAGAGAAATCGTTCACGAAATGTTTCGTGAGGTTATTGAGCGTATTCGACCCGACAAGCCCGATCTTTGGAGTGACGTAACAGCCGGCGGCATGTAAAAGGCCGGTATCCGGGGCCACCACAAGATCCGCGTACTTACAGGCGAGCGCCGCTTCGCGCATGGACCAGATCCCGGACCGGTTCACGACACGCTTATCCTTGTGCTCGAGCGCCTGACAGAGCTCGTCCCCGGTCGTGATGAATACGATATCGGGATGATCCCTTAGGAGTTCAGCCATGACATAATCTGTGTAGGGGTACGCCTTATGGAGCGCGGAACCGGATAGCCCCCAAACAATGACGAACCTGTTCCTAAACTGCTCGAACCATTTCCGCATCGAGGTCTCCTCTTCCTCGGAAAAGAAAAGTTCGGGAAGAAAGCTTTCAATATGCGTGTTTTGCTCAACGCCGGCATAAGTAAAGGTGTGCTCGTAAAAGTTCTTGTCGCACCGCGCGCGCCGCTCGTCTTTCGATAGGTTATACGCCGGGTCGATCGGATGAAGAGAGATCGCGCGCTCGAGACTCTCGCAAAGATTGATTAGTTTGTCGCACCCTAGATTATTTTTCAGCATATTCCAATGCTCGACCAACTTATCGTCTGGGACGGAGTTCGCCACATACGGAACGAACTGGTCAATGTTCGAGTTCTCTTTCAGGACTTTCATTCCGATCTCTGAAGTGTGGAGGACGATCGTATGCCCCTGCCTCTTCAGGAACCTTAAAAACGGAGTGATCACGATCGAATCACCCCACGCTCCGAGACGAACTACGAGTATCTTCATACGATTATTTCCGGCACTTTTTCGGTTTCTTTTTCTTCATAATGAAACTCCAGTTTTCCCCATTTCCCCATCTGTTGATTGATCGGGATCGCGCCTAAAATCTCGTTCATGGCCGCCCCGAACCATTTCGAGGCGAATATCTTCTGGTCCGCGTAGGGAGTGATCCCCATCGGAAGCCATGTGCAGGACTGATGGTGGAACACCTTCGACTTCGGTTCCACGACCACCGCGAACTCCTGAAAGATAGCGCGCAGGCAATAATCGTTATCGGAGTTATGATTCCGCATTTTCTCGTCGAGAAGCCCTGTCATTTCGACGCAATCCTTGGACAGAAGCACGGAACAGAACGGAAACCACACGCATTGAACCGGTTCCTTGAACGCGTCCTTCTCCTGAGAGGCGTACACAAGCCCTGTCGTGAGGTCCGCGCCTCCGGCCGCTTCCCGGTACGGTTCCCAAGACCCGATCCTTGTCGAACCAACGACCCCGATCCTTTTATCGGATTCCGCAAGCTCGACCAAGGATTTCACGAAATCCGGCTGTCCCTCAGCGTCATTGTTCAGGACAAGCACATAATCATAATCAAGACGGAGCGCCCTAAGCCCCTCATTCACGGCTTTTGTAAAACCCGAATTATTCGGGATTCTGATTGTCTCGGTGAGAGAGTTTGAATAGGGACGCTCGCTACCGTCATCGATCACAACGATCCTGACGGGTATTCCTGCGTTTTTAAGAACATACTCAACGCACTTATCGGTAAGATCCGCGTGGTTGAACATGGGTATAAGAACGACAACCTTTTTCATGCTACGACCCCTCTCGCTTTAAGACGCAGGAAAAGATCGTGTGCGTCACGCTCCGTTTTCTGGAACCGGCGCTTCTGTCGCTCGATAAAATTCTCTGCCCGGTATTCTGAGCTTGCGCGCATCTTCTCGACATGTTTTAGCCAACGGATATGATAATCCCAGCAAAGGGAGTTCCCACAGTGGGACGGTTCCCCGCGCTTCTCATCCCACCGTTTCTCGAGGATATACCGCTCGATATTCTGGAGCGACCACGAGAACCATTTCCCGCAGATCGGGCATTTCATCTCCCCGCACACGGGTTTCCCTTCCTTTCGGAACCGATATCCAAGGAAATTCCCTTTCTGTTCCTTCCAACTGTCCATGACTACCGGCATACGAGGATCCCTCCGAGCCCGTTCTGTCTTTTGTCGTAAAAGTATTCAAGATTGTTCTCGACGCAGAAATTCGCGACCGCGATCAGGACCCCATCACAGTTCATGTCATGGAGAAGGATCACCCCTCCCGGCCTTACTCTTGGAGCCCAAAGCATGAGTTCATTCGTGGTATGCTGAAGTTCGTGGTTCGTGTCGATGAACAGAAGATCGATCGAGTCGTTCTCCATCCCGACCATGAGACTGTCCGATTGAATAAAAACGATGTGCGGCTCGTACTCCCCTTTCATCCACTTGCACCGGGGCCGGCAATCGTCCTTATCGATCGTAATGACGCGCCCCCCTGTTTTCATGGCGGCCTGAACGAGCGTGTGCGTGGATTCCCCTTCCCGGGTCCCGAGCTCCACGATCCGCGTCGCCTTGAGATACCGGACCCACGCCGCGAGAAGAGGAAGATGTTCGTCAATATCACTTGGCATTTAAAATTGCCTCCGTTTTATTGAACCGCGTGTCCCGCCACTTCAGGTACACTTCCCAGATCCTCGATTTCAGACGCTCTTTCGGGTGACCTTCCGAGATACAGACCGGGAGATTGAACTGTTTGTCAAGCGGACATCCTTCCGTTTCATGGACGAGCCGGTGGCAGGGATGGCACGCCGCCTCGCTTTCCAAGGAATAGTCATTCTTCCAGTATTTCGTGAGGTTCTCTTTTGAGGAATGGGTCAGGAGACAGATCTTTGGAGTATCAAACGCACTCGCGGCATTGATCACCCCGGACTCAGGGCCGATCACGAGGTCCATAACGGACGGCATGATGATCGATTGCCGCCAGAGCCATTGTCCGATCCGGGGATGGATCTTCTTATTCTCAAAATCGAGCATCCGTATCTCAGGCCCCCCACAAAGATAGAACTCGATCTCCGGGATCTCGTCCGCGAGCTCGAGCATGATCTCGTCGGCAAACGGATAAATCTTGTGCCATGAACTGCCGGCAAGCGCCCATTGAACGAGGAACCGCCCTTTCTGTTTCTCTCTGAATAAATGGATCATGTGCTGTTCGTATTCCGAAAGATAAAGCTCCGGGTTCCTGCCGGTGATGTGGCCGTACCCTCCGAGCGCGAGGATCCAGTCCGTGTAATTGATGTTGCATCGTTTCTCGCGCGCCCATTTCGGGAGATTGAATAAATGCGCGTCCTTCGGCTCAAGGAGAAGCGTCCTCTCGATCGATTCGCAGAGGTTTATGAAAAGATCGAACTTTTTCTTCAGAACCGCGTGGTATTCGTGGAGGTGCGTGGTCGGGATCGTGTATTTCTCGATCAGAAGAAGGTCGTCCACGCACGGACTATTCTCATAAACGCATGCCGTGGCCGGAGTGCAGTTCACGGTCACATGAAACCCGTCGTTTTTAAGTGTGCGAAGGAGAGGAGTGACCTGGATCGCGTCCCCGATCGCGCCGTACCGGCACACCACCGCTGTTTTCTGTTTCGGTTTCGCTTCTTGAACCTGAAAGGGCGACAAAAATTCGGATTTTAGCTTCTTTGCCACGATCAGGAACGAATATTCGTCCCCTTCCGAGCAGGTCTCGCACCGCTCGAGGAAGAACGGGCCTATGCTTTCGAGGATTTTAATGACATCTTCGGGTAAAAAATCGTGTTTGTGCCTTGGATTTGCGTCCGGATGCCCGACATTCGGGTAAAGGTCCTTATGCGGAAGATATAAAATGAGCCGGCCGTCTATTTTGAGGACCCGGAACATGTCTCTCAGGAGTTCTTTCGGGAACGGCATGTCCTCGAGACAATGGGATGAGAACACCACATCAAAGAAATCGGAAGAAAACACTTTGAGAGGGTTCGGGCTCGAGAGATCGAGAAGAATATCAGCCGGGGCGAAGAGATCCACTCCTACCGCGGCCGGAACGATCTTCTCTGACCCGCACCCGACATCGAGAATGGACCCGCGAAGGAGTTCCGCGATCCTTGGACGGACCTTCCGTTGCTCGAACCCCTGCGAAGTTTCAGCTTTCCAAACCATAAGATTTTCTCCAAGAGTTCCACCGGGGCCTAGCGATGGAGAGCGCTAGAGCCCCGGCTTCCCTCAAACCTTAAACGCCCGATTCGTAGCGTTCGCCGTAGAGAACGATCAGGTTCCCTTTCGCGGAGTTCGCGTCAGAAGCGGTCGTGCGCGAGAGCGCAAGAACACGGAGATAGTCAGTTTTCGCCATCTCAATATCCAGCGCGGAGCTCGTGCAAACCGTTAATGCCGTTTCGGTCGTTACCGAAAGCGACCCGGAACTCGTTGTGTTCTTGTACACATCGAGCGTCAGGTTGTTCCCGGCCCCCGTCTGCGCGGTTTCAACGAGGTAAAGTAGCCGTTTAATGACCACTTTACGCCCGAATACTTCCGTTTTCAGGGTGGTTGTGTGCGTCTTGGTTTCTGCTCCCGTCCCCGCCTGAGGGGTCAGAAGCAGGGTCGTTGAATCGTTGCCCTTCAGCGGAAGCTGTTGGACCGCGTTCAAACTATCATCAGCATAGTCACGCATGGTGATTGCCCTCCTTTCTCTCAGTTAGCGGTTAAGCGGAAGTCACACGCACGATTCTCTCAATCCCCTTACCGGTCGAATTGAGGTCATCGCTCGTGAGATCCCAAGTTTTCTTGAATTGCAGGATGGCGAGCCACCCCACCTTCCGGGAACGGCCCAGATCCGTGGGGACATCGGCCACCGTGTACTCCGGGACCGCGATCGCTTCGGAAAGGGCTTCATCCCCAAAGAAATACCCGTTTCCGTATGCCGCGGAAGAACCCACGCCGTCCGACAGGAAAGCGTTGTCCTCCATGAACCGGCAATCGTAATACTTCCCGACCTCGGAGTTGTAACGATACTCCGGTTCGGTGTACTGCGCGATCGCCTGAAGGTAGTCGTAAATCCCGCGACAAGACTTGATCGAGAGAATTGCGCCGTAATACCCTTTCCGGCCCCCGATCTTCGGGATCTGTTTCCCCTTCATGAAATCCACGAGATCGCGGACGTTCTTATCCGAAATGCTCGCGCTTGCGGTCGCTGTTGCTGTGCCGTTGCTCGTGAGGATCGTGGAAGCGGTGCTCGTTGCGACGGCGACAAATTTCGCCACCGTGAACGGCACGCTCGCCGCGCTATCCAGAACTTCGGCCTGATCGTCCCTGAGGCCCTTCAGGAAGATGTTGTTCGGATCCCATTCCGCGAGATCCTCGAGCTTTTTGGTGTATTGGACTGAGTTGCCCCACTCCGCTACGACCACGGAATCTTTCACGATCTTGATGAGGTTTGACGGGACCGTGGAGGTTTCGGTGAGTGTGCCGCCCTTGGTATCGATGCGGAGCACTTTATCGAAATACACGGTATCGCCGGAATTGCGGCCTAACCCCTCATCCTTGATCTGCGCGAACTGCTACTCTGTTACCACGGCGTTATGCCGCGACAGCCATCGTTTCCGGGCTGTTCTTTCTGTCTCCAGAAAGTTCGGAACATATCATCCCGTTTCCGGGGGAGGCGTATGTTCTCTGAGGATCCTTGAATCGGCTCACGATTTCAAAATCGGATTTGGTATACCATCCTCTTTTGGAAGATATCCGCTTTGTTACAAACTCGATCATAATCTTGGCCCGATGCTTTTTCTCTCCCGCTAGATTGGGTTCGAGAATTTCGAGAAGTTTCTTAATGTGTTCCATTCTCGAAATTGTTGCATACACGATCGGGCGGATTAAATGACCGTGTTGGTTCGGCATCCGTTCTACCACATACGGGTTAATACCTATCTTGCGAAGAAGATCGATATATTTCTTCACGATCCCTCCGTCGGTGTTTCCCATAGTGACCTGAACTTCAACGCCTTTTCCTTCCCACTTCCCGATTTTTTTGTGGCGATTACTCATAATGATCGAGCCTTCGCCATCAATCAAACCAGCAAGCCATCCGATTTCTTCTTCCGTTAAAGTTTCCTGCTGATTGACACCGTGAACAGAGGATTTTTCCATTGGTAGGACCTCCGTTTTTTGATGTTGTTCCAGCATATAGTCTCCTTTTACTATCGCCAATTCGTCAACGATAGACATACATCGGAAGCGCCTGATTCCTCAGTTGCTTCGACAGTTTGTTGTTCGTCAGGTTCCCGCCAAGTGAGTTGGTTACCCAAAGTTGCATGGCGTTTTGCCTTTCTAGGAAGCCTGATGCGCCTTATCCCGGATCGCGTTCCGCTCTCGGATATAATCTCTTGGATCATCCTTGAGATCATCCGCTGAGCTTCCCGGTTTCCGTGCCGATTCAGAGCCGGAGGATTGATTCCCCCGCTCGCCCTGTGATCCGCTTGGCGCGCCTTGACCTCCCATTCGTTTTTTTAGAATGGCTTCTTGATCGCGCGCAACTGCGTCAGCGGCCTCGAACATGGCTTCTTTGAACGATTTCCCTTCCTGCATTAAAGGACGCGCCCTTCGCGCGATCTCTCCCTCGAATGGGCGAAGATCCGGATGCTTCTGAAAGACGGACTCGACATCGGCTTGGATCGCGGCCCTTGCCCGCGCCTCACGATCCTGTTCCGACATGACGGCCGTGGTCTGAGTTTTGACCTCGGTCTTGATCCGTTTTTGAACGACCTCACGAAGTTTCTTGGCCGCGGCTTTTGGATCCACAACCGCTTCTTCGAGCGCCGATTCAAGTTCTTTCTCGATAGCTTCCGCTTCTTCTTTGTCCTCCGCGGTCGCGTCCCCGTGGGCGATCCTCGCCTCAAGAGTCGCGAGCCGCGTTGCAAGCTCGGTGTTCTGCCTGTCCTTGTCTTGGAGCCGCGCTTGAAGCTCCTCGACACTCGGCCGGTTGCCGTCCGGACTGCCTTCGGATCCAGCGGACCCTTCAGCCCCCGTCGGGTCTTGATTATTGTCAGGATTTTCCCGTTCCATCTTGGATCTCCTTCGTTGTTCGCGGACTTGTACGGCCGGGGAGTCGGCCGTCAGCAATCCTATTTTTGATTAACTTGTTTCTCCCAAAGCTCTTTGGTTAATGCCTCGCCAAACCGGATATCATCAAAACATTTCGAGAAGAGTCCCACGATGCCTTTGCAAACCCCTCTCGCCTCAGGATCGTCTTTCACAAGTAAACGCTCAAGATGCGCTTTATACATATCCTCCGCGATCTCGAGGAACTCTTTGAACTCCGGGAACTGCCGGAGCGCGTTCAACCTCGAGCCGTGGTGCGCCGCTATCCGTTTCTGGTCCTCATCCATTCGGCGGCCTCATTCCAGTAGGAACGCCGGGTAGAGGCGGCTGTGCCGGAACAGCGGGACCGGGCGCGCCCGGTACAGGAGCTCCCTGCCCCGGCATACCGCCCATCCCCTGCAAAAGCCCGACCAGTTTCTTGATCTGTTCAGGGTCCTTGATCAAATCCTCCCAATCCGGGATGTCAGACACCTGAAACAACTTTTTCCACATGAGATCCACATTCGAGAGCGCGGAAAGAAGAGGGTTGCTCAGGGCCGCCTCGAGAGCCATCTTCAGTTTCTCGAACACTTCCTTGCGAGCCGAGAACTGCATGACCCCAGCCGCGATAAAATCATGGGTCATCCTATCGTCCTCTTGGATCGGTTTTAGGATCAGCCGGGGAACCTCAAGCACGCGCCCGATATTTCCCGTGACCGGATCAGGAACAGGAACCTCTTTCATGCCGAGGATTTCGTCCGCGGCCTCCTGTGTGAAAAGGACGGGGTTCTTTATGATCTTGTAAATCGCCTCAAGCAAGCGTTTGATATGCTCTTCCTCAAACCTCTTCGCCTGAGACATGAACCGGCGGTCCACCGCCTGAAGTTTAAGCTGATACTCGCCGAGGGTGTTGTCCCCACCCTTCTTCCCATCGATCGTGGACGTTCCTTCCGCGTGCCGCGTCACGCCCGTCACATCCTGGTGCGTCTGGTCAAGAAGAGCAACCCCGGTCATAAGATCGTTCATGGCCGAGACACCGCCCGACTGCCGCCTGAGACTCACCGCCTGATCGGGCGGCCCTTTCACGAGCCACACCGCCATCGGCTTGTACTTGATCGAGCTCTGGTCCGCGATATTATTAGCGTCCACGACCGCGATATCCATACTCGTCATCTTCTGCGAGTCGAACCCAAGGTTCACCATCGAGTTCATGAGCTCCTGTGTGCCACGGCCGTTGAAGAGATAGCCTTTCCCGTAGAAATCGTATTTCCTCGGTTTGATCTTCGCCGGAACAACAGGGATGAACCCGTAAGCGTTTGGATCCTTCCTGAGAAGCCACGACTTATTCACAACAGTCACCACCATTGGTTTCAAGACATATCCTTTATCGAGGTTCTCCCCGTCCCACGGCATAGGGACGAGCCCCCAAAACTCATAGAGCGTGACCGTCTTGTAATCCTTCGGGATCTTCACGTCCGTGGTCCCGTCGATCCCGCGCACGACCGCGAGACCATCCTCACTCGAGCCGGCTCCCTCGCTCGACATGCCGTTCAGCATGGTCTGTATCTCTTCTGGCTTGTACAGCCCTCCCGGCCGGCTCGCTTCCCGGATCAGATCCGAGATGTCTTTATTCTCGATCCTGTCAATCCAAAACCGGTGGTTCTCCCAATTATGCCCGCCCTTCGGGTCAACGAGGCAGTCGTAGCAGGAGCGCCACACGAAATCAACGCCGCTCTTGTCCGGACGCGCGATCAATTTCATGAAACTCGTGCCGATATCAATCGCTTCTTCGAGCATAAAATCCTTCTCGTCGAAATACCCGCCCTGATCGAGAATGTTCTTTATCAGGTCCGAAAGAGCTTCCTCCTCGTCCCGGTCCCGCTTCTCCACCCCGCGCACCTCGAAGAACAGGTCATTGGGGAAGATCATGGCATCAACATTCGAGAACGCGGTCTCCGATGTCTTTGCCTGGAGTCCGACGAATACCTTGCTCTGCCACGCCTCCTTGTACTGCCAGCCCTCCGGTTCCTCTTGGCGCACCTGTTTCTCGATCTCGTCCCATGTGTTCTTGAACTTGTCGCGGTAATCCTCACCGGCTCTGATACAATCCACCACGAAGGCGAGTACCCGGTCGATCTCCCTCTGCTTAATGACCGCGGCATCGGTAGGAAGCGCGTCGTTGTTCAGTTCAGGAACGACCTCTTTCATGAGCGTTTCTTCAGGACTTATCACGATATCAGCTTTTTCGACCATGCTTTTTCCCCTTTTTGACATGTTCAGGAAGAGACCCGAGGTTCGGCGTATGTTGCGCCCATACCTTTGCGCGCGCTTTCATCTTCGACCCGAGCGCCCCCGAGAACGCGGCGCGGGCTTGTGCCTTAGAGACAAACGGCATTAAACACCTCCCAAAGCTCTTGAGAAGAGGACACATCTCCCGTCATTTCAGTACCCTCCACGCCCGCCCCCGGCCATAATATTGTCAAAGTTGATATGAACGCGCGTGATCGAACCATGGTTCCAGCCGTATACTGCGAGAGCGAGAGCATCTGCTCTGTCTGGGCTCTGGAACCCTTCTTTCCGGAGCTTCTCTTTTGAAATGAGTCGAATCTGACCTCTTGTGGTGTGCTCGTACTTGAGACCGGCAAGCTGACTGATGAGCTTTTCATCTCTTGGGATTGAGATTGTTCCCATTCGGAATCGCTCCCGGAGCTCCCAATACATTTCGTCGCGCTTGGAATAATACTTCTCCGCGTCCACGGCGACAGCGTTTGCCGCAACAGGATTGACGCGATAGCCCTCGCGCTGGAGAAGATCCGTGAGACCACCGCCCACGCCGATATCGTCAACAAAGATAGGGATCTCTTTGGCGCGGAAGGACTCCACTTGTCCCTGAGCCATGAAGGCGACAATATCTCCAAAGGTATCAACGATAGATCGATCCTTACGAATGGACGGGAAGCGGGCGCGATACCCGTCAAACTCCGCAAGCACAGTCTCGCAGGATCCGTAGCGCGCGACATCAACTCCAAGAGCTTTGCGAGGGGTTGGGACTTCGATCGGCCGGTCAATCGCCGCTTCGATCCACCGGAGCGAGATGAGCGTATCGTCGGATTCCATGGGAAATTCCCCGAGCACGCGCGCTTGGTAGAACGGATGGTCCTCGCCCCACTCGAGCTTTTTCTCTTCAACCCATTCGTGGGTGACGATTCCTGGGACCTTATGACACCCTGGGCCGCCTTTGACATTCGGGGAATCGAACGCCGAGATCTTGATCTTGTGAAAGCTTGGATCGCGGAATGAATTATAAAAATCACCGGAAGGAATAAGAGGATTACCAATGAGAAGAAGTTTTGCGTTCCCGGACGTGAGACACCCGGACGCGGCCGTGTAGATGATCGGCTTGATCCCTTGCGCTTCCGAGAAAATGATAAGGATGTTTTCATCATGGAATCCCTGGAACTGGCTCTCGTCGTCCGTCGAGAACCCTATCGCATACCACTTCGGTTCTATCTCGATCTTCAGGTTCAGGCAACGCCCACCAAGGGGCTTGGTCCAATCCGATGGAACATTGTTCGCTTTTGCCCATTTCCTTCGGATCTCCCCCCATAAAACTTGCTCAACCTGTCTGTTGGTCGGCGCAGTCGTGATCACTACCGCCGGCTCGTGCGTGTACAAAAACCAAAGAGCGATGTTCGCCGCGGTCCAATCTTTCCCGACCCCGTTAGCTGACCGGACCGTTACCTTCTTGTGATCCCGGATCGCCTCCATGATTTCCACTTGCTTGTCCCAAGGCGATTCTTTCAGGACTTTCTCCGAGAATAAGACCGGGTTCCGATTCAGTTCGAGGACCGTTCTCTGGCGCGGCGTTAGCCACGGCTCGAGTTCTACGTTGCTCATTGATCTCCTTCGTGATGTTATCGATCGTGGAAAAATGAAAATGTTCCTCTTTTTTCTGAGACTGATCGATGAGCGCAGTATCTTTCCAGTCCATGAGATTCTTGGCCGCGAAAATACAAAACACGGGATTGTAGATTCCGAGAACCCCAAACTTGATCAGCATTTCATTTCTCGCGCGCACAATCCCTTTTATTGCCGCTTTTAATTCGGGATACTTTTCTTCCAAACTACTTAGCGTAGAATGATTTACATGCCTTCTCTTGCAAAAATCCTCAATGGAAGCAATATGGGGACCAATAAGCTTCGGAGATTTTTCTGATCCGTGATCGCGGAAGGTTTCGTGGAGTTTTTCCTTGCAGTATTTTTTAATGGTCCGGACGAGCATTTCAACGCGTTTGTCAGTCCAATAAAGCTTTCTCCCGCGTTTAGCCATTCTTGTCCTCGTCCTTGTCTCGAGAAACAGTTTTTCCGCACTTATGACATTTTAAAGTCACGGTTCCTGAGTGATGCCCAGTGTCGATGATTGACATGGCGCGGCGGCAACACACGTTTTGGATAGACACAGTTTCACCAATCCTCATAAAAATATTGTATCACGGGGGGTGGGATACCAGGGGTAGGACTTTTTTATTCTTGCGGGGATTCTTCGAGGGCTTTTTCTTCTTTAAACGCGGCTAGGACATCTTGCTCGACCACTTCTTCGGGGAAGAAATCCTCTTTTTTGGGGAATTTCAGGGAAAAGGGGTAAGAAACGATTGCTAGGATCAGTTCAGAGCCACAATCTCCGTCCATCATGGAGCGTAACACCCTCTGCACCGCTTGGATCGCGCACTTCTTCGCTTGCTCGCTCTCGAGCGGGATCACTTGCTGATCGAGCGCCGAAAGACACCGGTTCCAGAAATCCTTCATTTCGCGGAGCGTGGCGCACCGTGGCATAATAAAACCTCAAAAGTCTTTATCTCTTAATAAATAAAATCCTTCGGCGAGTTTTATTCCAATCGGTTTTTGCATTTCACTCACGGTGTCATAGTCTCCCTCGTCATACCAATCACCGTGGTGAGCAAAACAACAGCATTTATATCCTACTGGATGTCCACAATTCTTTTTCCCTTTTGGTTTTGGTCGTTTATAGTCGCAAGTTGAATTGGAAACCTCTGGATCATACTCTGGATCCTCTCTCACACGATCACCATGTACGGAATTTTTGGATTGTTTGCCTCGAAGATTTTCCGTTTCAGATCCCAAAGCGCGTAGGCCGCGCCATCCTGATACCCTTTTACCTCATGAACCTCGAGCGATCCGTCAAGGTTTTCTACGAGGAAATCGACAACGTGCGAGCAAACCTTTCGCCCATCGCAGTAAAGATCGTATGAAACCTGTCTTTTGAATCCCTTGATCTTTTGGCTCGGGTCCTCCGCTCGACACAAAATCTTTAAAGTCTGATAATACAGCGCCTCCTTCTTCGAGTGGAACCGGATCCCGTCCACGACAGTCGTCTGCGCGTTGAACTTGTTCTGCCGCGGCATGAAAATCATGTTCCTTCTCCGAACCATACACCACCCCATTTTCTTTTTTTAAGCTCCCGCGCTCGATCTGCCTACGCCTCCGGATTGCCGGCGCGTGCGTCGGTTGCTCGATTCTCGGTTTGCATCGGTTCATTTTTAATCTCCTTGTATTCTGAAAAACGGATACACTCGTCGCAAACTTTACCCCGGGCCGCGCACTCTCTCAGGCAGATCCCAGTCCTGTAGTTCCCCCGCGTTTTAGGCCCCATGCTTATCCTTTCTGCTTTGTGATTTTCCCTTTAAGACATCCTTGAATCTCATCAAGGCTTGGGGAGGGTCATCTTTATCTCCTTTTGTTATCAGTTCGTGGATGGCATTTTCCAAGTCATCTATGGCTCGGTTATATCCAATAAGCTCCCCAAGAACTTGCTCTCCATCGTTTTCAAGAACCCAGTCTTTGATAATTATTTTTCTTGTTAAAAGTTTTTCCAAGCTCGGCGCAATCGGCTCGTAAGAATGATTATAACCCATAGGAGATTTGCTTTCCTTTAAAACACATCTTGTATTACATAGTGGACACTTCACGATGTCGCTCATTTTGGGTTCCTCAAGATATCAAGAAGCGATTCGCACCTAGAAATCACAAGCTCATCGTCGTGCAAGATATACCTTAAATGTTGAATTACATCTTCAACCCTTAAAAGACTTCCCTTTGGTTTTTCTTCAATTCCATAGGCAACGATTGAATATCTTTTTATGATGGGGTCGCTCATAACTCCTCCAACTTTAACTTAATAATCTTAAAATGCTTTTTTGAAAATGCGCCCCGCAGGGATAAGGCAAGAAATGTTTGTGGGGCAATTCTCACAATATCTTTTTTGCGTTTATCGAAAATTGCAACTGAAGTTCCTGTCCACTTTTTCTTCTTCGTGTTAGGCATGTTCCCTCCCAAGCATCATCGCTCGATAATCGGATGCGTTCTTAATCGCTTCCTCTTTTGTCTCGCCCATAGAATAATAATCACCAACAACATCTTCTCCTTTTGAATTTTCAAGCCGAGCGTCCCATTTCTTACATTCTGAAACCTTACCCGTCTTTTTATTGATTCGGCAAAACCATGAGTATACCTTTGGCTTTCCAGAGTTCAGTTCCCACTCTTCGACTTCTGCTGAATCATATCCGCCACCATTTATTGCCTTGGCGCAGAACTCAGCCGATTCTTTGTTGTCATAAATTGCTTCGATGTGATAATCTGAATATGAACCCTTTGTTACGACATAGACTTTCATAACTTATCCTTTCGGTTGATTAACTCCCCAAAACCTTCCACGCAATCCACGCCCCAAGCCCGAATAATCCCCCGAAAACTATCGGGAGTATCACCGCCAACAGAATGAATTTATAATCCTCTTTTTCCATAGTTCCCTCATTCCTTGATTAACTTCATCATTGATTTAATTGCCGCTGGTCTTGACCATGATCTGACAAATTGCTTCCATTCCCGACTATATTGAATTGAGTTATCTCTATCCTTATACAGTTGTGCAAAAGGAAGAAATCCAAGTTCAAACACTCTTTTCAATCTCGCCTTCTCTTCAACCATGTCTTTACCACAAAGCACATAACATTGAAGATGATTCCTTGTAAAATCTTTAAGCATTGGGGCAACTCGTTCCAGCCCCTTAATTGCGTTCTTATGATCACAAGCAAAGAACATCCGTTTTAACCTAAGTGACTTTAAATCATCAACTTTTTCTTGGGTTAATCTACTCGCTTCCATCCCCCCAGTAAACTCTACAGCCTTTTGCTTCCTAAGCATAGACATCACAAGTGACCAATGACGTTCTGAGGTGGCAAGAATATTGTTGTCCTGAATAATATTTCCTTCTGGAAACTCATCAAATTCAATTAACTCTCCCTTGTTTACTTGGCAGAAAGAACACTTATTGGGACAACCCCGGCTAGTGATTGTCACACCTTTTTTAAGGTACATTCCAGAAACGAAGGGTTCTTTGCTTTCACCATTAACAGCCACTCCGCCGACAATAACCTTTCCTTTCTCACTCCACTCAGATGCCAATCTATCAACCTTCGGCAAATCCCAAGTAAATGTCACGCTAATATGAACCTCGTCATAATCAGGCGTGAATAGGGCAGGGGTATCAAAATAAGCGTGTTCATCTGTTGGGCTAAGACTCGTTCTTGTTGGAAAAACTCTTGCGATCATTTTTTATTCCTTGATTAACTTCTTGTTAATTGCGTCAACTTCTGCGTATATCCTGTCCTTGGCTGGGTTATCCATCTTTTTCCGATGTAATTCCATGTGATGAAGTCTGCAAAGCCAGCGAACACTCAACTTCTTTGAATAATCATCGTGGTGTCCTTCCGTTTTGAGATTTCCACAAACCTCGCTCTGCTTTTTTATCGCAAAGGTCTGCGGCGTGAGAGCATTTCTTTTCCCAATCTTCTTTTAACCCACGCTCATATCCTTCCTTCTCCCCATGCCGATATCCTTCGTGATAAGTTTCATTGGGAGGACGGTTGAGGATTTCTTCTTTGCCACGCTCATATTGAGCGGTGAGGGCTTGCTCGATTCTGACTTTAAAATCGGTTGTTACACGAATACCCCTATAAGACACTTCATAATCCTTGATGATTTCTTCCGCAATCTCTCTTGCGCTTTTCATATCAGTTATCTCCTTGGCAAGGTCTTTGTCGCAGTAGTCCCGTTCAATCTGTCCCAAACCCATTTCCAATCACACTCCGAATCATCAAGAATCTCTTCACCATCATCCTTCACAAGCCGATGCTCAAGCCAAAGAGCATCATTATCGACACGGATGACGAACTGTTCCATGCCCCGTTCCGTGTTCTCGGTTCTGATTACTTTCTCTCCAGCGATTATTCTCATAACGCGCTCCTCTCAGGTTAAAGTTGCTTATCTATTTCTTACAAAACACATCTCAGTAGCTTTTTTTTTGGAACAATGAAACACAAATCTATAAATCCTTTTTATTTTTACAACGTCAAGAAGTGTCGGAAGAATCCACTCCCGAAGCCCCCAATCAGTAATTTGTCCTACCACATCACCAATCGTAGGTATTCCACGATAAAAAGTGTAAAAATGTTGCTCAGAAATTCCATTAAGACAGTTCACTCCAACGATTGGAAAGGTAAAAACAATTAGTCCATTGTCTTTTATCATCTCAAAAACCAATGGGAAAAATTTATCTGGATATCCATAGCTATCAATATCAATGATGTCGTATTTTTTTCTATCAGCCCTGAGTTGATAAATAGCATCGAAAGAACTTCCAAATTGCTCCTTTGTCATTGCCGTAACTGTGCAATCCAACCCGGTATAAAATTCTGTTAAATTTCCCTTTCCGGCAAAAACTTCAAGAACATCGCTTCCAGACTGGATGAACTTTTCAAGTTGTGCAATTTTTTCTTTTGGATGGTGGTAATCGTCATCGTTTAATCCTTGTTTTAGCCTTGTTTTTTTATGCGATTCTGCTGAATGTCCAGTCATTTCATCTCACTCCTCTCAAGTGTTCCTTTGGCGGCTCGGTTGCTTACGCTCCCTAGCACCGATAATCTCAGACGTCATTATCGGGAGACACCACCAAAGGTTCCTACAAGTTACTTAGTAAACATCTCCTTCGGATACCAACCGGAAGAAACATAGGTTAGTCCATTGTTGACTGCATTTGTCTCAGTTGTTTTTTGATAATCGCACCCTCTCCATATAGCACAACAAATAACAATGCCAACGACGATGGCGATAACTTTTTCTGTGCTCATCTTTTCTCCTTTGTTTGTTGTTGAATATTCCTACGGAATGGCTCGGCAGAAGGCATTGGCCATTTGACTTTCCGACCCGTCTGCACGGTACGTTGAGCAGCATAGCTCGGTTGGGATTGTCGCCACGAGCCATCCGTAAGAAATTGGTGGGGAAGGCAGGATTCGATACCTGCATAAGCACTAATTGCTGAGAGTTCTATGTACCGCCTCATCTTTTGAGCATTTGGCGACTGCGCCCTACAGCCTAGTTCATCTTGGTGCTTATCTCCAAAAGGAGGAGCGGACTTTCTGAGCATCAGCAATCGTTTTGTAGCGTCTATCTTCCGCCACTTCCCCATGTTAAAGAACAGTCCTGCGAATGGCTAGCAGGTTGCATCTGCATATAGCTTTGTTCCCCTCGCTAGGAGGGCACACCATCCGCAGGAAATCATGTTAAAAACACCAACACTTTTTACCGTCTGGAAGTTTTCCAGTTCCATTGCAAGCACTACAGGATCCGCTTGGTTTCCTTTCGGTGTGGACATACGCGGCCACCGGCCTCTCTACGCGGTTCAACCAATTTACAAATCTCCGCTCCGTCACATGATACTTTCTTACCTCACACCACGCCTTACATTTTCCAAATTCTCTGTCAACATCGATCCCTTTGTATGTCGGGTTTGTTTTGAGTTTTTCAAAGAAATGCCCGTTGTTCCCGATCTTTTCCTTCTCCTTCTCTTTCTTATTCTCCTTCTTCTTCTCTTCTAGGAACCTATTGGGCAATATCTCACTTTCGTAAGTAGGCGAATTTAAAAGACTTAAAGTTTTGTAGTTACCATCCTCAGAGCACTTTAGCTTCGGAAATCGTTGCAAAAGTGTATCAATGGCGTGTTTTACAAGGTGTTTGCGCGTCTTTATACCGTATCTTAGACGGTAGTATCGCGGGTCCACCGGCGCTTGATGGTGGGTCATGTGGCAGGTGTAAATTATCAAAACATACATCAATTTTTCAAAGTCTGAGCAATCCAAAACCCACCTTGGGTCGGAGCCAAGTTCTTCCGTTAAAGGAGCAAACCTACCTTTTATCCGAGCCATTTTCGAGCCTCCCATTTTTTGAGGCGTTACACCTAAAGCAAACACACCTTAGGTTTGAGGGTTCGTCTAAACCTCCGGCAACTCTAGGAATAATGTGATCTATGCTCGCGTAATACTTGACCGGTTGCCACCAATCGTGGCTTATTAAAAAATCTTCCCACTCTTGCGGCTCTTTCACCCTTCTCTGAAAAGACCAAACCTCGATTCCGCACATAGAGCATTTGTATTCGGCTTTTTTAAAAATTTCTTCCCTTTTTTTATTAAAACATCCTTTCCACTTCATAAGTCACCCAATTATTGCTCCCGCCTCAGGCGCGGACGGACCAAGGAGAACCGCCCCGGATCGGTCCTATGAAAACCGAGCGCCGTTTAGCGGGAAGCATTAGTTCCTTTTTGTTCTTTTTTTAGGTTCTTCACCTTCAATCTTCGGCCCTTCCGGATTTTCAGGGTCCGGATAATTCCTTTTGTGCTCGTTAGCACGCTCCCTCGCTTCCGCTTCCCTCTCAGAGCGAAGGATTTCCTCTTTTTCTTCGTCGGTGAGATCCCCTGCGCCCACTTCAACGACTTGGGCCGGGGCATTTTCAGGGGGCGGCAAATAATTTGTCTCGTCCGGGAGCGCGGCCATGTCCTTATCGATCCTCGTCTTGGTCGTTTCGTCGGTCGAGATCGCGCGTTGCACGCTGATCGAAAGCGTGAGCAGTTTTGCGATTCTTTTCACGGCAGTTTTTTTCGCCATTTCCTCGTACCAGTTCGTCCAAGGCGAGTAAGGGGAGCTCCCCGCCCTTGACGCTTTCCGAACCTTATCGATCTCTTCTTTCGCGAGAAACACGAAGATCTTCTCGTTTGCGACAAGGTTCTTCGCGGTGCAGTACACACCAATTAAATCCCCGCGGTCTCCCTTGGCCGGCACATGAACGAGCACAGGATTGAGCCCTTGCGCGTACTCGAAGTGATCGTTCTTGTAGACGCACTCAGTCGAGAGGATTACCGCTTTCCCCGCGTTATTCACCAGTTCAATGATCCCACGGTAGCCCATAATGAACTGGACTTCCTTGACGACTGTTCCGTCCCTTTTCTTGTTGTTGAACGGGACGTAATAACAATGTCCGAGGTTCCCCGGTTCGAGCCCGTTTTGCACCGTCTGGATCACCGCCGCGATCAGGGACGCTTGTGACGCGTTCCGTATATCGGGGTTCGCCTTGATCGTATTTGCCATGACCCCGATCATGCGCTTGAGCGTGATATGCTCCGGGAGCACCGCCGCGATCTCATCCTCCCGCTCCTTAAAATACTCCCACACGGTCGTGATCTGTTTCCTCGCGACCTCCGTCTTTGCTTTCTCCATCGCCGTTTCTGACATTTCTAAACCCTCCTTATTTTTTTATTCTTCTCTTTAGACATGACTCATTCCAAATGCCACACACTTTTAAAAATGCCATACATGCAGTACCCAATGTTTTGTTCGTCGTCCTTCCTTCGATAATCATGGATTTGGAACGATTATCCGTCACGATGAACCGCACCATCATCGGGCCAAGAGGGGCAAAAGCGTGTTTTGTAAATTTTTTTTTCATGTTGATTCTCCTTTTTTTAGAAACTGCAAAATTTAACGCAATATCCGTAGGTGCTTCCGTTTTCCAAGCATGACCGGACACAAGCCTGATCAATATTTTCTCCGTACCCGTCATGGCCAAACGCCCACTTGGAAAAAAGAGCGATAAGCGAAAGCGCCAACACCAAAACAATGATCTTTTTCATAAGCGTCCTTTACTCTGCCGGGTCATAAGACCGACAGGTTTTAATTGTAGTTCTTGGAGCCATGTAACAATCCCTACTCGCCATGTCTTTTGAGCAGAAGAAAATCATACCTTTTGACCTCTTCCGCTTTTCTAGGCTAAGGTTTTTTACATCGGGATTTTTTTCAGAAAAAACGGAAGCTTTTACGGTTTTAAAATTCATACAATTTTCACATTTAGCCATTTTTTTCCTCCTTGATTTTTTTCACGCGCAGGGTTCTCCGCGGTGATGGTTTTGAATACTTCTCGAAAATACCGTCCTCTTTTAACTTCTCAGGATCCGCGAGCATGACCACGTTGGACGGCCAAGCGAGCTCGTAGCGCGCGGTCTTGATCCCGGAATTGTCCTTCACAATCTGTTTCAGCTTCGCCTCGATCGTCTCCTTTTCTTCCTTGATCGCCTCTTGCTCCTTTAAAAGCTCGAATCTCCGCTCGATAGCGATATCGATATCCGCTTGTTTCTCGGGGTCCTCGATCTCGAGAAGGGCGGGACCGGCCTCAGGGAACATTTCAACCAAAAGCTCATTATCGGCCGCTATGGCGAGAGGCGGCTGATCTTTCTGGATGCAATCTTCCCAAAAGTTTATCGCCGCCTCGACTTGTTTGCGGAACAATTCCTCATCGAAAGAAACATGTTTTACAAGGAACTTCTGGCCTCCAACAAGGATCGCGAGCCAACATTTCTCCTTGGCGAGTATTCCGAGGTAAAAGTTGCATTGAAGCACATATTCCACCGGGATTTCTTCGCCTTCCCACTCTTTCGCCTTCCATGCTCCGCAGGTTTTTACCTCTAGGATCTCGTCCGTCCCCACCACCCTCCGGTCAATATGCGCGACCAAGTAAGGATAGTTCGGGTGCTCGTAGGTCTTTGAATCCTTCCGGACCTTTAACCCTGTTTTCCTAGAGAACTTCCTCGCGACAAAATCCTCAAGCTCCGTTCCGAGCTCCATAGCTTCGCTCATTTCCTTTGGGGGAACCTTGCCGGTCTTTTCTGCCCAAAGAGAGAGCGGGGTCTGCCACCGGCTCACCCCCATCACGGCGGCAATATCGCTCCCACCAATAAATTTCGAGCGGTCATTTAACATGGGTTCCTCCTTCGTAACCTTCCACGCCATTGAGGCGAACAATTTCAGCTGATAGATCTTTCAAAAAAGACCAATCATCAAAATCAAACGAGCCCTTGTTCACCCCTGAGAAAGCACAATAATCAAAAACGAACCGCTTCTGTTCGGCGTTCCACTCGAAAGCGATTGTGGCCCTCCGCGCGGAATCCGCGTACCACACATATTCAAAAACCTTTTGTTTCAGAAAAGCGACAGAGTTTCCCATTAGAATAGCTCCTTTTGTTCTTTGGGTTCATCATCAACATAAATCTCTTTTTGGACTTCTCCTTTTCCTTCGCAATAAGGACATGGAACCTTAATGGATATTTTCTTTTTTTTGTATCTACGACCCGTGTAAATCCACCGATTGACCGTCTTGTGAGTGTATTCACACTTTACAAGATCAAACTTCTTCAAAAACCCCATCTGTTCAAGCTCTGATATCCTGCTTCCTAACCCATGGTGTGTTTTATATGGGTATTCTTTAAACTTATCAGCAAACAATCTAACAACTTGGTTTACGGTAAGAGGATTATTTAGCTGTTCTGAAAATAAACTCAGGTACATTCCATGAAGTTGAGCAAGCCTTCCGCTCTCTACGATTTCTTCATAAGACCATATCGAACATTGATCTACCGTCATGTTTAATCCCCCTTTCCAAACTCTGAGATCATGCAGTTATTGCAAGCGTAGCGATTATAGCGATTGTGAAGTTCCTCAGCCGGGCGCATACGCTTGCAAATGTAGCATTGAATTTCACGCCGCGGACTTTCGAGTTTGAGCATGCGGATAGAGGTTTCATTAGGGATCATGGGATCAAACGGTTTGACGGTACGCATAAGCGACCTCCCCGCCGCGGACCGTCTTGTGGCTATTGGCCGAGCGAATGGACCGGAACATCAACTGCTCGACCGCACAATCGAGGGCGTGAAGCGCGGTTTTATCGATTCGCTTTCCGTGATCGTGGTAGAACTTTTTTACCTTTGAGACTACGAGGAACTGAGTTTTCATAGGTTTTCTCCTTATTGTAAAAATGGGTTACATTCTTGATCCAGTTGCGGTTAAGACCCTGAGGATCGTTCTCCGCGCCCAACGGAGCATACGATCTGGAAAGGAAAGAAATAAAATCTTCCCCTCCGTTCCAAAGTCTCAACCGCTTCTGGATTGTTTGAACACACCCTTTTCTGCACTTTTGAGGAGTTCGCCCTGTGCAGTACGACGGGGCCAGTATCCCGTAAGGATGGTTCGTGGAGTTTTCGGCCAGAAAAATCGCGTCAGCAAGTTTCTCGATATCCGGGGAAGGAAATGTTTGGGCAAGTGCGGAAAAAGAAAATGAGAGCAAAAGAAAAATTGAAAGCGGAGCTGTTTTTATTACGGACTGAGAAATTCTTTTTGCTTTATTGACTTGATCGAGCGCCCACTTTATTTGCCGACATTTTTGGGAGCAGGTTTTTCGCGGGAAGAAAACATTTTTTAGGACTTTGATTGGAGCGCCGCAAACAACGCATGTTTTCTGTTCGTAATCTCTCTCCATCTCCACGACCTCCATAATCGTTTTGGGACTGTTGTCAAAGCCGTATAACAGTAAATAAAAGCTTAATCCTATTATCGAACCGTGTCAAGTTTTCTTTAGGATTATTTTAAAAGGGTTATTCGTAATCCCGCCAGGAAGCGTCGGGACCTTGGTAAGACATTGGGATAAACGGCCGGACGAAAGAATAAAAAACTGAGAAAAGAATCCAAGCGACCGCGATCGTTTTTATAAGCCGCTCAGTCCGGTAGGTCATTTTCCGTGGACCCGTTTCCGTTCACGGGCAAACAAATGAAGCGCCGCGAGTTTTTCTTTCTTGCTGATACCGCCGGTCTTTTGCTTCCATTGGAGGTAGTTAAAGAATTGCGCTCCACGGAGAAGGTCCTTGTCTGACTTTACAAATTTATCGAGGATTTTCCGCGCCTCCGCTTCTTGGATAAATTCCTTTCCGTATTGTTTCAGATCCCTCCGCTCCGGGATCTCTGCTTTATACCGGCGCATGGCTTCAACGGCAAACTTAACCCTCATGCCGTTTAGTTTTCTTCGGATATCAACATCCTCGGTTTGCTTGCTGATATAATTCATGGCGCTTACGGCATCAGCCGCATCAGAAAGCATGAGCCGGAGCTCCCGTTCTTTTGGAGTCTCAGGAGTTTCATCGCTCGCCTGCTTGAGTTGCGCTTCCTCCAAAGTCTCGTACATTTCCTGAACGACGCGAGGATTCGTCCCCATCGGACCACCGCGTTTGAAAAGAGTTCCAACTAACGGAATATCGGCTGGTTCTTTCTCAATGTTTCTTTCTCTTGACCCCTTACCGAATAAAGAAACAAAATCAATGCCGACTGGACCAAAAAGCCCGCGAATCGCATGGTCAATCCTATCCGGAGAAATATCGAAAAGTTGACCCATATAAATCGCCGCTTTAGTCGTATATTCCGTGTATTGTTCCTTCGCCGGTTTCCTTTCGAGTCCTTTTTTCACAATCGGAGTTTCCCAAAACAGATCTTTGTTCATCATTTGGGAAACCGATTCATTGATAATTGGAGGCAAGAAGTTTGGGAGCATTACATCAAGGGCGACTCTGAAAAATTCAATCGCCATTTTAGGATCTTTTCGATAGGCGGCATCCATCATTGAAACAGGAATGCCCCCGAAAATAAGCCCGAGTTCATAAGGCATCGGGATCCTGACAAGTTCTTTCCTACCTCCGACATTCGACTCAAACCACCAATAAATAAGTTTTTCCCTTGTCGTAAGCGCTCGCTTCCACCATTTCGTATCTTTCGCAAGCCACCATGCGATTAAAGAAAGAGCAGTGAGGGCCAATCCTCGAAGAAGAAATTTTTTCGGGTTTCTTTTTGCCGCTCTTAACATGGCCCGCAAACCCATAATGGTCGGGTTGAAGAAAGGAAGATAAAGATTGATTTGCCTTCCGAAGTTTCCTCCGCTTGAAAAGTCGGTAGTAACTTCCTTTCCGGCCAAAAGAATTTTTATTGAATCTGTGAATGAAATCGGATCTCCCGGTCTCAAATTCAAATCCCGCATGATTGATTTTACTTCCGCAATCCTTGTCGCTGATTCCGGGAATTGCAGAACTTCGCGGACATAATCCCACCAATTTCTTACATCAAGTATTTGCATCCCGGTCGTTTCAAAGAGACGACGTGCGGCTCTGCGCGTATGCGCTATGTCCTGACTTAACATTTGTGCCATTCCACCGCCCAAACGGATGTAAAGATCAAAATAAGGATCAATCATTTTCCCGGTCAGAGAGGAAACTAATGCTCCCCCCATGGAACTAAACCAATTCATTAGAAATTGAAAAGGATTTGCCCTCGCTTGGGATTGGATCATGCCTGCCGGCAAGTCCTTAATCCAGTTACGAACCAATGAAAATGTCGGGTTGATTCCGGTTGCGCCAAGCGTAAGCATCTGCTTTTGGACATGAAGCGCATTTAAGGCGAGATCAACCATCGCGTTTACATGCGGAACCATCGGAACTTCAAGACTCTCAAGCGCCTGCATAAGCTCTGGATCGAGTTGATACCAGACAAGCTTCCCGCCTTCCATGACCGCCACGATCGGCTCTTTCCCTTTCGGATACTGCGCCTCCATGAAAAAGGTCATGGTCTCACCAATCGGCATGGATTCGAGGAGTTCTTCGGGGGTCATTTCCTCGCCGCTGACTTCAAGACCGGCCTTCGCCATGTTCCTAAGAATATCCTCAGTCCTGATCTTTACAGGTATCCTGTCCTTCGGGATTTCTTCCGCGAACCGGCCAAGCCCTTCGACCTTTGAGAGTTTAAGGATTCGGTCGATCACGATCCGGTTGTGTGTCGCCTTTACAATGTTCCTGACATTGGCGATTGCTTGAGGGAAGATATCTTTAATCCTTAATCCGGATCCTTTCAGGCGCTTTGAAATGGAACCGCCCATAGCGGAAGCGCCGCCCCCGCCCTTGCTGATGATGTCCTCAACCTCATCCAGATATCTTTGGAAAGGAACATAATAACCGGAACTTGTCGCACGGATCTTCTCGACCACTCTTGCAAACTCTGGGCTTCCTTGCGCCGCATAATTTAATGCTCCGTCAAACCAATCGTACAATTTCTGCGCCGCAAGCTGAAACTTAGGAGTCTCCAATTCCTTGATCGTCTGCTGGGCATCAGCCAAACTCATCCCCGGATTTCTCGGCCCGCGCTCTCTATCAAGCCAAAGCGTCTCCGCTCGTTTTCCCACAAGGTAGGCCGTAAAATTCACTTTCTGCCCGGCCACTATCGCACGAATATCGTTAAGAGGAGGACCGACGATATTCCCTGCAAGATCGATCATTCCATGTTCGACCATATAAGTGGTCCGGCCTTCGTGGGCGTGACGGAGCGCCTTCCCGATAGTGTAGGGATCCTCCCCGGCTTCTAGCTTCCTTCCAAGTCGAGCTTCTGCCTCCCTCGCCATTTTGTTTATTGGCTCAAGCATCTCCCACCATGCTTCAAGATTGAAAATGTTTTTTATGGTTTTTTTTGCGCGTCTTACTCTTTCTTTCATGGAACCAAGATCAACGACTGAAGCCTTGACTCGCGCCACGGAACCAGCTTCTTTCCACGAATCGATTAGTTTTTTCGAGTTCTCGATTGCCTTCGCTATCTCTGGATAAAGCTTCAGGAACTTTCCCTCAAACCACTCGAAGAACTTAGGAGCGAGTTTCTTCGCTTGGTCTTGATCCGTAAGATACATTCTCCCGAACTCCGCGAACCCCTCCCGCTTATACCCGCCTTTCGGGACTCTGGAGATATAAAGTAAATGCCCCAAATGCGCGAGCTCCCTCTGCATTTCTGGAGTGATATTCCTACCAGTCCACGCCCCGCCCTTAGACCACCCGTAGATCGCTTTCTCAAGAGCGTGGAAAACCTCATGCGCCGCCGATGGAATGTTATTCGCCACAAGGACCCGGATCACTTCGGGATGCACTTTGAATATCCCAAGCGCCTTATTCCTGAAATGTTTGTTCCGGATCGGGATCTCACGACCGGCCGCTTCAAGGATTTGCGCTAACGATTCAATGATCTCTGGGGCTGGCGTTGCCGCCTTCGCGCCTTCCGGCTTCTCCAAGCGAACCGGCATATCCTGAGAGTTTGGTATCTCCTGCTCCCATGCCTCCTCCTGCGGGTCAGTTGGTTCCGCGTAGACATCCCCTAATCCGACTTCTTCAGGAGCGCGGCCAATTCTGCTTGGGTCATCGCTTGCGAGGTCTGGCTTTTCAATGACGCTCCCTTCCCCTTTCCTACGCTCG